GATGGCAAAGAATTAACAGGCATTCAAGTTACTTTTGTAAAGCCAAATGAGTGATGTTGACCGCGTTATTGCCAATGCTGAATTCCCAATTAAGCTGCAAGGCTTGTTCAAGCCATCACGCTACAAGGTGGCCTATGGCGGCAGGGGTGGCGCTAAGTCATGGGGCATCGCTAGGGCATTGCTGATCAAAGGCGCTAAAGACCCACTACGCATATTGTGTGCGCGGGAATTCCAGACCAGCATCAAGGATTCAGTACACAAGCTGTTGTGCGACCAGATTGAATCCCTTGGCCTGTTGGGTTTCTATGAAATCACCCAGAACAGCATCAGGGGCAAGAACGGCACAGAGTTTGCGTTTGCTGGCCTGAAGAACAACATTGCCAACATCAAATCTTATGAGGGTGTGGACATTTGTTGGGTGGAAGAAGCCCAGACAACCAGCCGATTAAGCTGGAACGTGCTAATCCCTACCATCCGAAAGCAGGGCAGCGAGATATGGATTTCGTTTAATCCTGAACTAGAAACAGATGAAACCTACCAGCGCTTTGTGGTGAACCCGCCTGATAACTGCATCCAGATCAAGATCAACTGGTCAGACAACCCTTGGTTTCCTGAAACCCTGCGGTTGGAAAAGGATGCGCTAAAGCACCGCGACCAAGAAGCCTATAACCAAGTCTGGGAGGGCTTATGCCGCCAATCAGTCGATGGGGCTATCTTTGCCAAGGAACTACAGCAAGCAGAAATTGAGGGCAGGCTAACCCGTGTGCCTTATGACGCAACAAAACCCGTCCACGCAATATTTGACCTTGGCTGGTCTGATAGCACATCAATCTGGTTCTTGCAGTTTGTGGGCATGGAAACACGCCTGATTCGGTACATTGAAGACAGCCAGAAAACTATGACGCATTACTTAGCAACTATGCAGACCTTTGGTTATGTATACGACACTGTTTGGTTACCCCATGACGCTGAGAACCAGACACTGGCAGCGGCTGGGCGTTCTATTGATGACATTGTGAGGGCGGCAGGCTATAAGACGCGGATTCTGCCTAAAGTGCCAATTTTGGATTCAATTAACGCAGCCAGAACAATATTCCCAAGCTGTTGGTTCGACCGTGAACACGCAGCAGAGGGCATTAACTGTTTGCGCCACTACCGATATGAAGTTGATCCAGACACAGGGCAATTCAGCCGCAACCCATTGCACGACCATTATTCGCACGGGGCAGACGCATTTCGCTACATTGCCCTGATGATTCAAGACACACCAAAGCGCAAGCCAAAGGCACAAGTTGCAATGGCTGGCGGTTGGATGGGATAATTCCCAAAAGGGGCAAATATGGCATACCAAGACGCATCAGGCAAAGACGACAGAATTAACAAAGCCATAGAGTTTTGGCGGTTGGTCAATGACGCAGATTCAACCAACCGTGCCGAAGCATTGCAAGACATTAAGTTTGCTGCTGGCGACCAATGGCCTGTTGAGATTCAAAACAGCAGAAACGTGGAAGCACGACCATGCCTGACCATCAACAAGATTGATGCCTATGTGCGACAGGTAACCAACCAACAGCGGATGCAGCGCCCACGCATCAAAGTGCATCCTGTGAATAACTTGGCTGATTACAAGATTGCCCAAGTCATTGAGGGCATGACACGCCATATTGAAGTCAATTCAAACGCTGATACTGCTTACGATACCGCCTTTGATTACGCTGTGCGGATGGGTTGGGGCTATTGGCGCATCAATACACGCTATGTCAGCGAAGATTCATTTGACCAAGAAATCTACATCGACACGATTGACAACCCGTTCACCGTGTACTTTGACCCCAATTCAATCCTGCCTGATGGGTCAGACGCTGAACGTTGCCTGATTACCACGGTTCTGGATAAAAAGGTTTTCAAGGATTACTACCCCGGCGCTGATGATGGGGCTAACTTTACCCAGCGTTCTACGGGTGACGATACTGCAAGCTGGATTACCAAAGAAGACATCCGCATTGCTGAATTCTTTTATATTGAACGCGAACGTGCCAAGTTGTATTTGCTGAGTGATGGCACACGCCAATTTGCTGACTCTGACCGATTCTTTGAACGGGTTGAAGCCGCTGGCTTGACCGTGGTTGATGAACGCGACAGCTTCCGCAAGGCGGTGAAGTGGGTCAAGATGACCGCCTTAGAAATCTTGGAAGAAAAGACATGGGCTGGCAAATACATCCCTGTTGTGCCTTGCTATGGCGCACAGGTTATCGTTGACGATAAGCGCAAGAAGTACGGGTTGGTGCGGTTTGCCAAAGACCCACAGCGTATGTATAACTTCTGGCGCACGTCCATGACCGAATCGGTTGCCCTTGCACCAAAGGCCAAATGGCTTTTGGCAGAGGGTCAAGACGAGGGTCACGAAAACGAATGGGCGCTGGCTAACATCAAATCTAGCCCTGTCCTGCGGTACAAGCAGAAAGACATTGAGGGCGTACCAGCCCCAGTGCCAACCCGTTTGCAACCAGAACCACCGCCTGCTGGCATTATGGAAGCCGCTGGCGCTATTTCCGCTGACTTGCAGATGGTGCTGGGCATACTTGATCCCAACCAGTTACCAAGTGGCAACATATCAGGGAAAGCCCTACAAGGTCAGCAAAACCAGACTGATTTAAGCAATTTCCACTTTTATGACAACATGACCCGATCAATCAGGCATACAGGCAAAATCCTGTTGGACTTGATACCCAAGATTTATGACACCCAGCGAGTGATGCGGATCATTGGTTCAGACGGTCAGCCAGACATGACCACCATTAATGAAAAGAACGAAGTTAATGAGGTTTTGAATGATGTGACTGTGGGTGAATATGATGTGGTGATGGACACAGGGCCGGGCTTCCAATCCAAGCGCCAGCAAGCAGTCGAGGCCATGATGCCTTTGTTGACAGGCAATGAACAGTTGTTCAATATTGCGGGTGACTTGGTGTTTAGGAACATGGACTTCCCCGGTGCGGACGTTATTGCTGACCGCCTTGCCGCCATGAACCCAATGGCTAATATTGATGAGAAGTCAGATATACCGCCTGAAATTCAGATGCGTCTGGCGCAATCTCAGCAACAACTGCAAGAGATGCAGCAGCAATTGCAGGCCGCGATGTTAGAGATTAACAACCGTGGTCAGGTTGCCCAAATCCGCGAGGAGGGCGCTACTAGACGCAAACTTATGGACGTTACCGCACGGGCGCACAACACAGAAACCATCAACGAAGCCAAGGTCAATCAAACCAATCTCAATGCCATTACCAGCCAAAACAAGACTGAAATCGATGCGTTGGTCAAAATGCTTATTGCAAGAATGCCAGCCGATCAGTTGATGATGGAGATTGACCGCCTGAACGCTGAACAGCAACAGTTTGCAATGGCTGCCGCGCAAGACATTTCGCACGAGGCAAACCCATTCATCAACCCACAACAAATGCAACAACAAATGCAGCCGCAAGAACCAATGCAGCCGCCAATGCAACAATCATTTGAGCAACCCATGCAATGATTGACACTAAAATGATTTCGTGGTAAAAACCACAAAACCTTACCAGTTGGGTCAACTGGGTGAATTCTTTGAGGAAACTCAATGTCAGAAGTAGCAGAACGACTTGCCGCCAATGTGGTGACAAGTGAAAATTTAGCTGAATTTAATGCCAAACGAATGGGTTTAGCTGATCCATCGCCTAGCGAGGCTGTCGAGGTGACAGAGCCGCAAGAGGTTGATCAAGGACAGAGTGAACCGACAGAGGCAGAAAATGATGCGACAGCAACAGAGGATCGAAAACAAAATCCTAAGCTGGAAAGACGGTTTTCAGAAATAACCAAGCAGCGCGAGGCAGCACGGGAAGAAGCCCGTAGGGAACGCGAAGCAAGGGAGAATCTGGAAGCAAAGGTAAGGGACTTGGAGGCCAAATTTCAGCCCAAAGCTGAACCAGTAGCCGAAACAGAACCGTTGCCAGAGCAGTTCAGCGATATGTACGAATACGCCAAGGCGTTGACTGACTATCGTGTAGAGCAGCGATTACAGGAAGAAAAGCAAAAAGAAGTGCAGGCCAAGGCAGCCGCCGAACATTCCAAGCTGATAGATGCATGGGGTCAACGGGTAAAGGCAGCCAAAGCTGAAATGCCAGACTTTGATGACATGATTAGTTCCACAGACGTTACGGTAAGTAACGAAGTGCGGGACGCAATCTTTGAATCAGATGTTGGCCCACGCATTTTGTATCACCTTGCCGAAAATCCTGACTTTGCTGTGAAACTGCAAGGCATGACCTTGACCGCCGCCTTACGAGCAATTGGGAGATTGGAAGCCCAGTACGAAAAGACTGAGCCTCAGACAAAGACTGTTGTTGGGAAAAGTAAAGCACCCGCGCCGATCAATCCAATCCGATCAGCAGCCAACGGGCGTGATGTAAACCTGACCAGTGATGGTCAATTTCATGGTTCATATCAGGCTTGGAGAGCAGCACGATTGGCTGGAAAGATTCGCTAAACCCATTCTTTTAAGGAAACGAAATGAGCAACAATCTGCTTACCATCAGCATGATCACCAACGAAGCGTTGATGGTCTTGGAAAACGAATTGACTTTTTCAAGTGAAGTCGAACGCAACTACGATGACCAATTTGCCGTAACTGGCGCAAAAATTGGTGCAACCTTGAACGTCCGCAAACCCGGTCGTTTCATCGGTACAACTGGCCCAGCCCTGAACGTTGAAGATTTCAACGAAACCTCAGTGCCTGTCACTTTGTCCACACAGTTCCACGTTGATACCCAGTTCACCAGCCAAGACTTGGCTTTGTCTCTGGATATGTTCTCTGACCGTGTATTGAAGCCTGCTGTTGCAGCTATTGCCAACAAGATCGACTTTGACGGTCTGACAATGGCTAAAAACAACACCGCCAACATTGTCGGTACTGCTGGCACACCCCCAACTGGCTTGATCACATACCTGACCGCAGGCGCGTATCTTGACAGCGAGGGCGCACCCCGTGATGGTCGCCGTTCATGTATCGTTGAACCGTTCACAGGCGCAACCATTGTTGACAGCTTGAAAGGTTTGTTTGTTCCCTCAGAAAAAATTTCAAGCCAGTACACCAAAGGCATGATGGGCCGTGACTCAGCAGGCATGAACTGGAAGATGGATCAGAACGTTGTGGCACAAACTTTCGGTTCTTATGCAACCGCAACTTTGGCTTGCGCTACTACCACTGGTACTGGCTTCATTTCAACTGGCTGGGCATCAACCTCCACCATTGCATTGACCGCTACCACAGCTACTGCTGGTTTGAAACAAGGCGATGTGATTCAGATTGCAGGCATCTATGCAGTCAACCCACAGAACCGTCAAGCCTACGGCAGCAACAAACTGCGTAACTTTGTCGTGACTTCTGATGTAACCGTGGGAACTGCTGGCACAACTTCTGTGACCGTTAGCCCTGCCGTGATTACTGGTGGTCAGTTCCAAAACGTTAGCTTGGCTTCCACCAGCGCAACCGCTGTTGTGACTCCTTTTAATAACACAGGCACTGTGTCTCCACAAAATATTGTGATGCACAAAAATGCTTTTACTTTGGCTTGCGCCGATTTGGAATTGCCTGATGGCGTTCACTTTGCTGGTCGCGCAAGCGATAAGGAACTGGGTTTGTCAATGCGTGTGGTTCGCCAATACACAATCAACAACGATTCGATCCCGACTCGCGTTGATGTGCTTTATGGTTGGGCGCCGCTGTACCCAGAACTTGCCTGCCGTGTCGCAGCCTAAAGGTTAATGGGGGCTTAAAACACCCCCGTTTCATCAAACAAATTTTAAGGAAAACATATCATGGCAAATCCCGGACCAGCATCAACCACCACCAACCACCCCACGCCTTTAGCAACCAACCAAGCCCTGCGTTTGATTGCGTCTGCCCAAGGCGTGAATTTGAACCAAGTCGCAGACACTATTGCACCTATTTTGGTTAATGGTCGCGTTAGCGTTCAAAGCGTCATTGTTACCAATGCATCTATTGACCTGACCACAGCGCAATTGGCTGTGTACACAGGCCCCGGCGCAACTGGCACAGCAGTTAAATCTGCTTATGCTTTGTCTGGTAACACAACCGCAGCCAAAGTGGTTGTGACTGCTGCTACATCTACCGATGCAGTAACTGGCACACCCCTTTACATCCGCAACACAACCGTGCAAGGCGCGGCTGCAACTGCTGATGTTTTCATCTATGGTTACGACCTGACATTCCTGCCTTAAATCGCATGGAATAAGTGGAAAAGCCATCCTCAAAAGGGGTGGCTTTTTCTATTTGTAAGCCTATAATTCATCAAACTACTGAGGGACTAAACATGGTCAACACTTCTGTAATGCGCCCAAGCGGTCGCACATACGCCCTAAATTTGACAACAGCAGCCAGTGCCGCACTGTTGATTGAGGCCACCACCAATGACCAAACCAACTATGTTTCACTGTTGAACACAGGTTCTGGCGTTGCCGCGGTGGAATTGTCTAATTCCAGCACAGTAACCACCCCGACTGTGGCATCCACAGGTAACAGCGGCTCATTTGTGTTGCCAGCAACCATGACTTACCCTTTGATAATTGCCGCCCCTAAAGCGCCTTTTTACATCAAGGCAATTAGTTCAAGCACAAACACGCTGTATATCACTGCTTGCCAAGCTGATTAAGGGTTTGATATGGCAAATGAAGCCGCCAAAACCCAAACCATAAACATTGTCCCAGTTCAGGGCATATTCCAGCCTGAACCGACATTCGATTTGATCACGCTGATTGGGCCAGCGGGTACGCCTTTTTACGCCAAGATTGATCCAAATCAATCAGGCTTAAACATCACCAATAGCACAATAAACAGCACCACAATTGGAGCAATTACCCCGTCTACTGGGGTTTTCACCGATATTGCCACAACCACAGGCACAATTTCAAGCGTTCCATCTGGCCCGACTTCCATAGTAAATCAAGCCTATGTGGACGCAATTGCCCAAGGTTTGGCGTTCAAAGCGCCAGCAAACTTCACTACCACAGGCAATATCACGCTGTCTGGCTTGGCGGTACAAGCTGGTGGCGATTGGAATGTAACTTTAACTGCGGGAAACCGCATATTGGTAAAAGACCAAACAGCGGGTGCTGACAACGGTATTTATTTGGCTGCGGCTGGCGCTTGGACTCGATCCCTTGATGCCAATACCTATGATGAATTGCTGTCTGCTTACCTGTTTGTACTGGATGGCGTGACGTTGGCAGGGTCTGCATGGGTGGATACCAATTTGCCGGGCGGGACTCTTGGGGTCACTGCCATTACCTTTGTGCGGTTTGCCAATACTGCAATTTATTCTGCTGGCACAGGGTTAACACTAACCAACTATGTGTTTAGCATCACCCCTGTGGGAACTGCTGGAACATATGGTTCTGCATCTGCTGTACCTGTGTTTGTCACCAACGCATCAGGTCAGGTTAGTTCAGTCACCAACACCCCAATTGCAATTGCAAATACGCAAGTTTCTGGGCTTGGCACAATGTCCACCCAAAATGCCAATGCGGTAGCAATTACGGGCGGCACAATTGATGGCACAACCATTGGCGGGTCAACTGCTGCGGCAGTCACTGGCGCAGTGGTTACAGCAAACACTTATTTCAGCGGCGCTGGAACGAATCTAACAGGCACTGCAAGCGGTTTATCCATTGGGGGTAACGCAGCTACTGCCACCACCGCAACAAGCGCCACAACCGCCACTAATTTGGCTGGCGGGGCATCAGGATCGTTACCTTACCAAACAGCGCCAAGCACCACAACATTCTTGGCAGCTGGGTCAAATGGTCAGGTTTTGACCTTGGCTTCAGGCGTTCCATCATGGGCAACACCAACCACAGGAACGGTCACATCGGTAGGAACTGCGGGTACTGTTAATGGTTTAACACTAACTGGTGGGCCAATTACAAGTTCTGGAACAATTACTTTAGGTGGCACTTTAGACCTGTCTAGCCCTCCAACCATTGGCAACACAACGCCGAACACAGGTAGATTTACGACTCTGACGGTTGATGACAATTCCACTTTTGGAACTAGCAATACTGACACAATCAATTTTGTTGGGCGCATAAATTCAGACTTTGACCCTGCAACTGATAACACTTACGATTTGGGGCGTGTAGGCCACGAATGGCGCAATTTGTATATTGATGGAACTGCCAATATTGACAGCTTAATTGCTGATACTGCGGATATTAACGCGGGAACAATTGACAACACCTCAATTGGCGTAACAACTGCTGCCGCTGGATATTTCACAACCTTATCACTGACAAGCACATTGGCTGTTAATGGGTCAACAGGCACAAATGGTCAAGTTCTTCAATCCAATGGATCAAGCGCACCCACATGGGTAACCCCATCAAGTTACGCCACCGTCACTGATGACACAACCACCAATGCAACGCGATACCCGCTGTATGCTGATCAGACCACGGGCAACCTAACCACTGAGTTTGTCAGTTCCACAAAGCTGCAATTCAATCCCTCCACTGGCGTTTTTACATCTACATCATTCAGTGGTGCGGGTACGGGCCTGACAGGGACAGCAACCAGTTTGTCAATTGGTGGGAATGCGGCGACTGCAACAAGTGCAACTACGGCAACCAATATTGCAGGCGGTACAGCTAACCAGATTCCTTTCCAAACAGGTGCTGGCGCGACTTCATTTATTGTTGCGCCAACTGTTTCAAACACAGCATTAACATGGGATGGATCGGCATTTGCTTGGGTGGCTGGTTCTGGTGGATTAACCATTGTTGACGATACAACAACAAATGCAACCAGATATTTGACATTTACAAGCGCAACGACAGGAACAATTACTTCTGAAAATGTTTCTAGCACTAAGCTAACATTTAATCCATCTACTGGAATATTGGCGGCGACTGGATTTTCTGGTGCTTTTAATGGCACTATTG